CAGCAGGCCAATCAATAACGTCATAACAACTTTCCAACGCATCCAACACCTGCTGCGCTTCCTCGCGTGTTAGTGTGATCATGGCGCACCTCTCATGCGGATTCTATCGGCGAGCATATAGCCAAACGGTTCATTCATACGCTCGGCTTCTTTGTCGGCAAGTCGTGCGCATTGATCGCGTTCCGATTCTCTGACCTGCCACTCAAGCTCGACCAGCAAGTCTTCGATAGTTTCCCCGTGGCCAGTTGAATACCCTGATCCGATCTGCCATCTCGCTACCTTTTCGCGCTCCGCTGCTGCAACTAGGGCGGCGAAGCGTTCCAGATGCGATTCAGACAGTAGCAATAGCGCCTTGTCTGTTGGGGCTGCTCGATACCCGCCAGCCTCCCGCGCCATGCGGATAATGTCATCTTTGCTCATTCTTCTCCCCTTGCTTGATGTTTAGCCTCGAGCTCGCGCATGTCCATGGCCACGTCAGCGACGCCGTGCCAGTCTCGTCGAGCAATCATGACCTGAAGGTATTCCTTCAACACTCTTTGCTGCACTATCGGCTCTTGCCAATACTCTTGTGTTTCGTTCATTTGCCGTACTCCCCTTTGATCCAATTTTTAATTGCGATGTACTGACCACGCTGGGTGTCTTGTGCGACGGTGACCATGCCGTGATCAAAGCCTTCGGTCATTTGCGTGAATGCGTGCTTTGGTCTTTTGCCGTGCGCGTGACGAATTAACTTGCGCAGGCCTTTTGCTTTTTTAGCGTTCATACGTTTTTGTCCTTCAGCTTGGCTTCAATGGCACGTGCAACATCTATGTACCCATAACCAGAACTTGCGGCGACTTTATCTATTTCCTCATCCGTCAACCCTACCCATTCTTTCTTTGGTGCTAATAAATTCCAATCACACTTACACTGCGGAAGAACAGAACCCATTGCACCGTCAGATTTTGATAGACCACATTTTGCGCAGTTATAAATCATGTGTTCTTATCCTTTAGCTTGGCTTCTATGGCTTTTGCATATTTCAATGTGTCAAAATAGCAGTTAGTTACGTATTGCTCCGCCATTGCTTCGTATTTATCATCCGTCAGCCCTACCCATTCTCGTTGTGGTGGGGCGGTGTAGAGTGGTATGCAGTCCGTTTTGTCGCCTACTAAAACTGGGCGCGGCTTAACAACCAAATCGCCACAATCAATCAATGGAGTGCCATCAAGTTCTGTCAGCATCCACGCCACCGGCTCTGGTTCAGGTTTGCGCTGTGGTGGGGTGGTATAAAGTGGTTGTGTGTATGTTTTCGTTTTGTATGCGCTGAAATCGCGTGAAAAGTCAGTAATTAAACCACCCACTGTCCACGCCACCGGCTCCGGTTCAGGTTCGTTTAGTTTAGAGCGGAGTAATTCAATTGCTTTACCTTCAGTCATTGGATAGTTTAGTAATGAATCCAACACCTGCTGCGCTTCTTCGCGTGTAAGAGTAATCATTCTTGCCCCCTTGCGCGGATAGCTGCGGCGTTCCATTTAGCTGTTACAGCACAATGGTGATACATAAATTGGTCGCGTTCTCGTCTAGCTTTTTCACTGGATTCTCTACTACGTTTTTCTTGCTCATCACACACCTTTGCACACGCTTCGCGCTCTGCTGCTGCGACTAGGGCGGCAAATCGTTCAAGTTCTTCTGGTCTGCTAATCCAAAGCGGGATTCTGGTATTTACACCGTCAAACGCAAAACCAGCTTCTTGCGCCATGCGGATAATGTCATCTTTGTTCATCATTTCATCCACAGATAAAAAGTTGATCCAACAAAAGCGATGCACACACCGCATCCGATAAAGATTCCAGCGGCGATAAGTATTGCGATTGCGACGTTCATTATTTTCTCCGATCCCAGGTGTTAGAAAGCAGCATGGCCAGTATGCCGAATGCAATTGATACTGACATGCTGATGATGCCGACGACGGCGCAAAGATCCCACAGTATTTGTTTCATGCAGCGATGTCCTCCATTGAGTAATGATGCAGCTCTACGAAGAGCTCTGGCCAGCACGTAGCTCTGTAGAATAAATTTTCGTTAGTTATTTCGTAGGTGTCTGTTTTCATCGCAAAGGTTGTACCGTCATCGCGTGTTCTAACGGCGCCCTTTGCGTACAGCGTTGTACGATCAAACAACAGGAGCTTGGGCAACCAGCCACAAACGGTCAGCCGGTTTGCGCAAGTGTCGAGCGACAAAAAAATATAAGCATCGACATCGAACTTTGTCTGCTGTTTGATTAAATTATTTACGAATTCTTTTTTGGGTGTGCATTTGCGGCCCATGGTCTTGACATCAAACCGCAGGCCAAAAAGCTCGAAGTCGTAGCCGCCATCAAACTGTCCGGTCGGCTCCATCAGTCGCCGGCCGATGGCGACGTTCAACATGTTTTCGCCAATCACGCCGACCAGCTGCTGGCTCATGGTGCCATCGGATCCGTCGCCGCGGTGGCCAAGGTTATGCCGTTTGCATACCTCGACCGATGCGTCGATGACGTAGTCCGGCACGTCGACTGTGAATGCCATCACCGAAAAACAAACACAATGCAGAACAACGCTGCAACGGCAGCAATGACGTACCTGGCGCGCTTGATGTACATCAGCTCGTCGCTGTCAAAGTCGTCGCTGTTGATGTAACCACCGTTGGTCGCCTGCTCCCAGGTCCTGGGTGTGCTGGACGGGTACAAGTTGCGCGTTACGTTGCGGTCGTTATACGTTTTCAGATCCATCCTGTTGCTCCTTCTTTGGTTTGCTATTCATCGACATTTTTTGTTTTAGATCATCCAAGATTTTGCTGATCTGCTGCCGGCCCTGCTCGTATTCCTCTTCGGTCATCGTGCGGTCCAGCATCAGGTGCTTGGGCGCCACGTAAGCATGGCGACAAAGCTCCAGAAATTGTGGCAGAGTCGGCGGGTCAAGCGGCAAACATTCAAGCACGCGCTTTATTGTCTCTGGTGAATCCTTGAATCCAGCCAGTCGCTCGGACCATACGTTCATTGCGTTGGCAAAACCAGCATCTTGGCCATCAGGCAATACTTGCCCAGTTTTCCACATCGAGATAAACCTTTGCCCGTAGTACGCCTGCATAGTGCTAAATATCTTTTGAATCCAAGAATCCGGCAATCGGCGCTGGTGTGATGTCAATGATGTTGTCTTGTCCATTTTGCAATTTCCTTTCATCTCCAAAGATTGACCTGGCCGCTGCCAGTGTTGATGCCTGGTGCACCGTCATTCGCTTTTCATGATCCGGCTTTACCCAATCCGCCTTGAACCCTTGCCAACCCCTTGCAACGCATTCAGCCAATGCTTGGTTGATGGTCCAGCCTGCCTTCACGGCTTCGCGCTCAATACCTCGTAATGCCGTCGGGGTGATCGGTATTCGCTTTGCTTTTCGGGTGGCAACAAAGTCTTCCCATACTTGGCGCTCGACATTGTCTGGACAGACCGTTATGTCAATTGCGTTCTTTTTTTGCGTGTCGCTTGCATGTATTTCTATGGGTATGTTTTCTGGTTTATGGTTTCTGTTTAGGCTTTTTTTGGGTTCGACTTGGGTTTTCACTGGGTTAGCGGTGGGTTTCCTTTGGGTTTTTTTCGGCCTGCCGCCTAGCTTTCCGTTGGCCCGTTGTTTGTCGATGTACTCGTGATATTCAGCAATTTCTGCATCTGCACGTCGATTTCGATACCCTTCTTCCGTCAGTTCAAAGAACTCATTTAGCACAGATTCGACAATGTCAGAACCCATGCGTAACCGACGGGAAACCCGTGGGATATCGGTCGGTATTGGGGCCTCTGTGTCGTAATACATGTCGAGCAAACGACGGTATGCCAGGTCCTCTTCCAAGGTCAAATGCATCGTGTGCTTAATGTAATCGCCGATGTTAAAGTTGTAATAGTGCATTGCGCTTCCTTATGCTGCGGTAGCTTTGGCGTCAAGGATCTGCTGACGCAATTTTTCTTGGCTAATGCTTTTTATTTTTTTCAGGCAGGCAACGCATCCAGCGTTGATCACATAACGAAGCGTGCCGCCACACTTTGGGCACGGCTTGCCTACGTATTTGTTTTGTCCTGCGCGAGCTGCTGCAAATCGCGGGGATTCCATCATTCCTCCATAGTTTAGGGTTTAGCTGATTAAACCGCAAATAGGAAAAAGATGTCAATACAATTTTTTAAGGTGGGAAAGTGCCCGTCTTTCCGGGCTGTCAACCAGGTCACCGACTACTTGAAGGGGAGATTCTCGGCCCTGGCTGCCGGCGTTAGCAGGGAAAAACCGAGCGAAACCTGCGCCACGACCGGCTGGGCTGGGTGGGGTACTCGCTGCGTCTGGCGCCTATCCTTGACGATCTTTTGATCAGTCACGCCAGCATCCGCTTTCCCCCTGGGTGTCAGTGTACTTCGGTTATTTTTGGATTGCTGCCGTTAATGTTGTGCGCTTTGATGCCATCGCTGGCCATGGCCTGCAACTTGGTTATCAACAAATTGACTTCGTCGTACGGCAGCTTTGACAGCGCGTACAAAATGAAGTTAACCTCTTCGACATACAGCGCAAGCAGTAGGGGTTTGCTTTCCATTTTTTATCGATCAAAAGGGAATATCTTCAGGTGGAATGTCGTTACCGCGGCTCGGTGCACTGCGCGACGGGGTCGGTTCAGGTGTACTTGCACCGTTGCTTTGCTCCCGTGGCGGAAACTTCCACACGGCAATGCGCGCAGATCCCTTGCCATTGAAGTCTGGCACGCCGGCCGGGTTGAAGTAGCGATCAATTAGCAAGTACGTGCTGCCGTCATCGCCCTGCAGCTCGGCGCCGACGTTGTGATATTGCGTCTTCTTCTCGCCTTTCGAGTTCGTGTATTCACCTACCTTGACGACCAGGTCGTTCAATCGTTTAACCATTGCTGTCTCCTGAAATGCGGACTAAAACGTAACCGCCGATCTCGTCCGCAACACGAACGGCGATAGTGTCAAACCTCTTATCGTCAATGCGCAGGCCATCGGCCACGCCGTCCAGGCCCGACTTCATCCTGGCTAGTAGATTGTCCCGATCGTAGTCTCGCCGGCTGGGCCGGTAGAACGTAAGCTCTAGGCGCAGTTTCCCAGGCAACCCCGAGCCCTGGTTTTGGCGCTGCTGAATGGTCGCCCAGGCACAATCCTGCCGGTACTTTTTCTTGGCCCGGAACAATTGCATGTAGTGGCCGCGGCTGTTTGGCGACAGCTCCGACGGCGGCCAGGGCAGTTTTAACTCGACCAAAATATATCGCGTCCAAAGATGATGTCGTGCGCGCTGACTTCGATGCCCTGGTCCCAGGCAGTTTGGAGGATCTTCTTCTGCACGGACGTGGGCACCACGCCCAGGCGTTTCCAGCGGCTAACCGCGGCAGGGTCCCGGCCGATGGCACGGGCTAGTTTTCTGACGCCGCCGAACAGATCGATGACCAGGTCGACGGGGTTGATGTGTTTTGTCGGGCTCATCGGCATATGATGACACAGTATCAACATTATTTTCCAGACTGTTTTGATGCTAGGATAATTACGGAGTGCCGGGGAGTAAAAAGTTGTTGACGGCTGTTTTAGGTGTGGAGCATAATGCAACGCATGGCAGCACTGCTGTCGCTAACAGGAGAACGACATGCCTTACTACCAGGAATTCAAAGCACCTACCGCCGACCAGGCGCGCAACGCCGCGCTTGAATACATCAAAACCCTGCCTTACGTAGCCGAGCCTAGCCTCGAGCGGGTCAGCTACGTCCTGCACCCGGACGGCCGCAGCGAGTGGGTAGCCGTCGTCATGCACTACGGGTCGGGCTGATTTTTGTTGACTTAACTTCCACAACAGTGATATTTTATCAACGTAACATTACATAGGGGAATAATATGGATATTCAAATACACTGGGTCAAAACCTTCAAACTTGATGAAGTTGCCCCAATTCCAGTCAGCGACGGCTTCTACCGTCGCATCATTGTGCAAACTGAAAAGGGCGAAAAGCTCGAGCTCGTTCTGTTTTCCAACAACGCAGAAGATCTGTGGGTAAAACCATGAAGTACATCGACGCATTCCTGGAGAAGTATCCGCTGCTGTACATCAGCCTGTTGCTACTGGCAGCACTGATCATTCCATCACTACTGGAGGTGTACCTATGAGCATTCAAACGATCCCCATCAAAAGCCGCGAGCAATGGCTGGCCGAGCGCGTGCATGACGTGACCTCGACCGAAGTGTCGGCGCTGTACGGGCTGTCACCGTACCTGTCCGAGTTCGAGCTGTTCCATCAGAAGCGCGACGGAATCGTCGTGCAGATCCAAGAAAACGAACGCATGAAATGGGGCACCCGGCTGGAGTCCGCGATCGCGCACGGCGCCGCTGAAGACCAGGGATGGCAAATAGCCAAGATGGACGTCTACATGCGCGACAGCGAGGCCAGGATCGGCAGCTCATTTGATTTCGAAATCCTCTCGTCCAGCGACGGCCCCGGCATCCTCGAGGTCAAGAATGTCGACTGGCTGCAGTACCAGCAAAAATGGATCGACGACGGCAACGGCAACATCGAGGCGCCCGAGCATATCGAGCTGCAAGTCCAGCACCAGCTCGAGGTGTCCGGCCGCAAGTGGGCTGCCATCGTGGTGCTGGTCGGTGGCAACGAGCAAAAAATCGTACTGCGTAATCGCGACGCTGCCATTGGTGCTGACATCCGCGCCAAGTCGACCGAGTTCTGGTCCAAGATCCAGGCCAACCGCCCACCGTCACCCGACTACACCCAGGACGCCGAGTTC